TGATGGTCGCGGCTCAGACGGGGAAGTCCGAGACCCTGTTCAACGCTCTTGGATTCGCGGTTGATCAAGACCAGGCTCCGGCCATGATTGTTTACCCGACGGTGGAGTTGGGCGAGTGGACATACGACAACAGGATAAAACCTTTCATTCAGGCATCGCCAGCACTCAATACCAAATATCTGGAACGCTCAAGCAGGAAGAACGACATCCAATTCCTCGGCATGGGCGTCGCGATCAGTGGGGCGAACTCGGCGGCGTCCCTTTCATCAAGGCCGATTCGCTACCTGTTCATGGACGAGGTAGACAAATACCCTCCTTATCTCGGAGAGGAAGGAGATCCTGAAAGCCTTGCCGAAGAGAGAACGAAGTCATTCTGGAACAGAAAGATTTTCAAGGTCTCCACTCCGACAACCACGAGGGGAAGAGTGTACAGGACATACCAGAGTGCCGACGTGAGGTTGAAATACTACGTACCCTGTCCCCATTGCGGTCATGAGCAGGAGTTGAGATTCAAGCAGATCAAATGGACGGACGAGTTAAAGGACTCGTACAAAGAGACGAAGGGCGACCCGCAGAAAATAGCCCGCGTCGCTCAGGCCGTCCTTGTCTCGGCGTGGTATGAGTGCGAGTCCTGCGGTGGCAGGATAGAGGACAAGCACAAGCCGGAGATGTTGCGTCAAGGCCATTGGGTCAGCGATGAAGAACCCGACACGCCGCCGCGGAATGTGGCCTATCACCTGTCGAGTCTTTACGCGCCTTGGGTGACGTGGGGCGACGTTGCCGCGGAGTTTTTGCAGTCAAAGCCGTTCCCGGAAAAACTAAGGAACTTCATCAACTCCTGGCTTGGCGAACCCTGGGAAGAGCGGATTAAAAAGACCGATGAATGGGACAGGGTGAGCAAGGAAGGCGTTCATGAGCGGGGCAAAGTACCAAAGGACGCGCAGATGTTGACGGCGGCGGTTGACGTCCAGAAGGACCATTTCTGGTACGAGATCAAAGCATGGGGAATCGGTATCACATCATGGACGGTTGACTATGGCGTCCTGGATTCCTGGGAAGAGGTAGAGGAAGTCATAGTCAACGGGGCATGGACACGCGAGGGTGACAACGCCGAGATGATAGTCCGACTTGCGGCGATTGACTCAGGATTCCGAACCGACGAGGTATACGAATTCTGTTCAACTCATGCCGATGTGTGCGTAGCGACAAAGGGATCGTCAAGGCCATTGAAGGCTCCTTATACCCGGACAACCATCGAGGGCGACAATACCCGCACGAAGTTCAAGGGGAGCCTGTCACTATATCTTATCGATACCAGTTATTACAAGGATTTTATCTTCGCACGATTAGAGAAGGCCCCGACGGAGCCTGGCGCATGGTCGGTATTCAAAGAGTGCCCCGACGAATATTGGGAGCAAATACTGTCCGAGCAGAAGGTCATCAAACTTGACAGGAAAAAGGGCGTTGAGTTCGAAGAGTGGGTAAAACTGAGTCAGCACATCGACAACCACTTGTTGGACTGTGCCGTCGGTAACGCATTCGCGGCAGAGCGGGCAGGTGTCCGGCACCTGTCGGAAGAGGTCGAGGCAGAGAAACGAATCAGGTCAAGGCATGAGGCGAAACGGGAACGCAAGCGCAAGTCCAGCTCATGGGCGACGGGCGGCAAGGCGTGGGTGATCAGATGATGGGGGTGGTTACTTGAGCGAACTCATAACTAAATACAGAGCGGAGCTGGCGGCTATCGATGAAGCGGTGGCCGCTTTTTTATCGAGCGGTGGGGTAACTGAACATTGGGTAGGCTCCCGGCGCGTCAAGCGTGAAGAGATGGCGATGCTCTACAAGCGCAAGCGTGAACTGGAAAACATCCTGGCCTTTGAGGACAAAGGCACGACGAGGGCGTATGCGTCATGGCCCAAAAGATGAAGTTATCCCCCATCGACAAAGTGATTGGCTGGTTTAGCCCCCGCGCCGCGCTTGAGCGTGTCCGCTACCGCATGGCTTTCAACTGGATGCGGAATTGGGATGCAGGGGAATCAGTACGCCCGAATGACCAGTGGCGACCTCTAAACCTCACGCCGGAAGAGACCGACCATCAGTCTAGGGACGTCATCAGGGCACGGGCGCGCGACCTTGAGAGGAACAACGAGATAGCGGCGGCGGCACTCAAGACGATTGTCCGCAACGTCGTAGGGACAGGCATCAGGCCCCAGGCACAGATACATAACAAAAAGGGCGAGATAGACGAGACGTTGAACAACCGTTTCGAGGACTTATGGGAGCAGTGGACTAAGCCGGGTCAGTGCGACATGGAGGGGCAGTCCTCTTTCTACGACCTCCAACAGATGGTTCTGCGGCGTCGCATCGTTGACGGCGAGATCCTTGTCATGATGCCCCTGCTCCGGGGTAGGAACGAGTTCCCCTTGAGGGTGCAGTTATGGGAACCCGATTACCTGTCTGATATGGGCAGGCCAGCGTCGAAGGAAAACGAGATATACGGCGGGGTCGAGGTCGATAAATACGGCGCTCCCGTGGCGTACCACTTCACCGTGGACGCGGCAGGGGCGACGAAGCGCATTCCGGCATGGCAGGTCATTCATCTGTTCAACAAGTTCCGGCCCCGGCAGGTCAGGGGGATTTCCGAGTTCGCCGCGACTATGACCGCCATCAAAGACCTTGGCGAGTACATGGAAGCGGAGTTGGTCGCCGCCAGGATAGCCGCCTGCTTTACCGGGTTCGTCAAGAGCGAGTACGCGGGATTCCGGCAGGGGCGCAACACCAACACGGTTAATTCTGAACCCATTGAGTCCATGACGCCGGGAACAATTGAATACCTCATGCCCGGAGAGGATATAAGTTTTTCCTCACCCGGGCGACCCAACACTGACGCGGCTCAATTTTCGACAGCACAGACGCGGCGCATTGCCGCGGGACTGGGGCTGTCGTTTGAGACCCTTGCGCGGGACTACAGCAAGGGGAGTTACAGTTCAGCGCGGCAAGGACACCTTGAGGACCGCAAGGAGTTCATGGCACTCCAACAGTACCTTATTGAGCATTTCTGTCAGCCGATTTGGGAAGAATTCATCTGGCAGTGTGTTTATAGGGGCCTGGTGGAGGTCAAGGACTTCGACACCGCACGAGACCGGTATACGGCCTGTCGGTGGATAGCGCCAGGGTGGGCCTGGATCGATCCTAAAAAGGAGGTTGAAGCGACTCAGATAGAACTTGCAAACGGCATGACAACGCTTGCAACGGTCTGCGCGAAGCAGGGCAACGATTGGCAGGAAGTCCTTGAACAGAGGCAGAAGGAGCAGGAGTTTGCAAAGTCGCTGGGTGTCAATCTTCAGTTCGTCGCGCCGCAAACAGAGGAATCGGGAGGTGAAGAGCAGGAATGACGACAAAGAAGAGTGTCAGGAAAGAAGTCGCGAAACTCGCCGGGGAAAAACTGACGCGGGAGGCTCAGATAGAAAACATACGAGCAGAAGAGGAAGCGAGGGAGATCACCCTCGCGTTTTCGTCTGAGGAACCCGTGGAAAGATGGTTTGGCCTGGAAATCCTGCGCCACGATAACGGCGCTCCCGATTTTTCGAGGTTGGAGTCAGGCGTGGCGGGAGTGCTGTTCGCTCATGGCAGGGACGGTAATTTCGGACTCATGCCGGTTGGACGAGTCATCAAGGCGTGGGTTGATCCCGCTGACAACAAAGGCCGGGCAACCATCCAGTTTGATACCGACGAGAAAAGCGAACTTGTATGGTCGAAGGTTCAAAGCGGAACTCTCCAGGGTGTTTCCTTCGGATACACCTGGGGGTCGCACTCGTACGAATACGTCGAGGCGGGAGATATTTCAAGTGATGGGCGCTTCGGGCCATACGATCAAGACGCGGCAATTGTAAGGAAATGGAGTGTTTTGGAGATCAGCCTTGAGCCTATCCCCGCCGACGCGACTGTCGGAGTGGGCAGGTCTATCGAGGAAGAGCCGGAAGCACCAGAGGAAGCAGGAAACGATGAAAGGAGTGTTGTCACAGTGGACGAGAAAGAGACACAGGTTGTCAAGGAGCCTGAGGTGAATCTTGATGAAGTACGCGCCGCCGCTGTCAAAGCGGAGCAGGAGCGCAATGCGGAGATAGTTGCCATCGGTCTCAAGCACGGCGTTGAGAACGAGCGAGTGCAGAAATGGATAAGCGAAGGCGTCACCGTAGACGCCGCAAGAAAGGAGATCCTCGAATCGATGATAAACGAAAGGGAGGCAGTGTCGTCTCCTGCGGTCGTGGTTGAGGACGAGCGCGATAAAGTTCGCGCCGCGATGGAGGCCGGTATTCAGGCAAGGGTATCCTTCCTGCCCCTGACCGACGAACAGAGGAAAACGGGATATGAGGAATTCGCTGGCATGACCATGAGGGAAATTGCCCGCGACGTCCTTCGCAGGAACGGTATCAAGGTTCCCATGCACCCTATGGAGATGGTAGGCCGCGCAATGGCTACCGACGATTTCCCCTATGTTCTTGGGAACATCGCCCATAAGTCGGTACTCGCCGGATGGGAAGGCGCACAGGAAACCTGGCCCACCGTTTTCAATACCGGGAGTGTGTCGAACTTCCATATCCATACTGCGGCTAGGACTTCCGAACTTGAAGACCTTGACCTCATCCCGGAGCATGGCGAGTACAAATACGGCGAAGCCGCGGAGCAGTTCGAGCAGTACCAGGTTGTCACCTATGGAAAACTGTTCGCGCTGACCCGTCAGGCAATCGTCAATGACGACATAGGGCAGATAGCCGAACTCCCCATGAAGCGCGGAGAAGCCGCCGCACGCAAGGTCGGCGACGTGGCATGGGCGCAGATCACCGCTAACCCGAACATGGGCGACGGCAGGGCACTTTTCCATAACACCTACCATTACAACCTTCAGTCCTCAGGCGCAGTCCCCAGCGTGGCAACCATCGGCGCCGCCGTTACTGCTATGAAGTCACAGAAGGACATCAAGGGAAAACGCCGCCTGAATATCAGGCCCGAGTTCTTCGTGGCGCCCGTTGCTCTTGAGGTGTTGGCTGAGACATTCTTCAACACCGTGCTGATCGGCGGGGAAAGCAATCAGCCGAACCTTAAGAACATCTACTCCGGCGCATTCACTCGCGTTTACGAGCCTCGCCTTGACGATGCGGACACAGATGCATGGTACCTGTTCGCTGGGAAGGGCAAGACTGTTACTGTCTATTTCCTCAACGGCGTACAGGCTCCTTACCTTGAGACAAAGCAGGGTTGGAGCATGGACGGCGTGGAATACAAGGTTCGCATCGACGCCGGCGCAAAGGCTATGGACTGGCGCGGGCTTTACAAAAACGCCGGAACAGGCGCGCAGTAAGTGGTAATGACGGTTTTGCAGGAGGTGACATAGTTGGCTAAAGAGGCCGAGTTTATCCAGGTAGGCGAATTTCTAAACTACACGGCAGGCGCGGATCTTGCCATAGGCGACGTTGTGAGTCTTGAGGGTAACGCCATAGGCATCTGCACTACCGACATTGCCAACGGAGCGGAAGGCCCCATCGCCGTTGAGGGTGTATGGGAACTTTCCGCGCTTGTCGGTGACGATTGGGACATAGGCGATGACCTGTTTTGGGACATCGAAAACGGTGTCCTGACTTCGGCAAATGACACTCCGACGGCTGGCGCGGTTTGGGCCGATGCTGGCAACACTGGCGATGTGGACATATCCGAGATGGCTGTCACGGTTGACGCCGCGACCGCCGCACAGGTATTCACGCTCACCGTTACCAATGCCGACGTTGCGGGTTCCGAGGCTTGGAGCGTCGCGGGAAGCGAGGACGGGGCAGACGGCGCCGCGACTACAGCCGAAGCATTCACGGGTACATACGTCGGGTTCACTATTCCCGCCGCGGCTGGCGAGGAAACCGGTTGGGCGCTGGGCGACAAACTCTACTTCATTGTCGTTGACACTGACATACCCGCAGGGATGGCCGCCGCGAATCACGCCGCAGGTGCCGAAACCGCGCGGGTCAAGATCAACGGTTAGGGGTGATATAGGTGGCTAAACAGGCAGTCTACATACAGAAAGGCGAAATACTCGACTACTACAACGCCGGGAGCGCTCTTACCGCCGGAACGGTTGTAGTCATAGGTAACCATGTCGGGGTATGCGCTACGGACATAGGTGCGCTTGAGACGGGTGCCGTTTTCGTCAGCGGTGTTTTCGAAATGGCAACCGTTACTAATGCATCATTCGCAATTGGTGACGTTCTCTATTGGGATGACAGCGCTAAGAACCTCACCAAAACAGCATCTTCTCACAAAGTGGCCGGCATGTGCGCGTCGGTCAAAGAGACCACCGGGGCAGTAGCCCTAGTAAAACTCAACGCTTAAAGGTCAGGAGGTGACGGAGTATGAGCCTGTCGGACTTACAGGAGTTTGATAGCGAATTGATGTTTACCGATTTCGGCGTCTCCGTCACGTATAACGGCAAATCTATAACCGCAGTAGTGGAGTACGGGGATAACCGCGCCGCCGGGAATACGGTATCGAGCGACGGACAGGCGGCGCGGGCTACTCTCTGGATCAAGGCGAGCGACGTATCCGAGCCTGTGCCGCTTGACAAGGTGGTCGTTGACGGTGAGACGTGGTGGGTTGTCCGAATAGCCGAGAGGCATAGCGGAGTTTTCTGCCTTGAGGCGACCGGCAACGAGGCGGCGTTGTAAATGTACTCCGTCACAGTTGAGGACGAGGCTACCCCGTGGCTTCTGTGGGCAATGAATGAGTTTCCGGATTTTCGGCGCAAGGCGTTGAAATCCCTTGGCTGGTATATGCAGAAAGAGATCAAAAAAGGGATTAAAAGCCGAGCGCCGGGAGGTCGGGCATACGCGCCGTTTCTGCCCGCGAAGGTTCGCCGCAAACTTGACGAGGCATTCGACAAGAAGGGCAAACGCAGTTACGCACCCCTGGGAGGTTTGGCTAAAGCAGTTGGCTATCAGTACAAATCTTCCGGGGATGTAGTTGTCGGGTGGTTGTCCGATTCAGCGGTGAGGCTGGGCACGAAGCAGGAGAAGGGCGCGAAGGTTCGCATCACTGGAAAGATGCGCCGGGCGTACCTCGCCGCGGGAATAGGCATCAAGCCGGGCAGGAAAGAGGTTGTGATCCCGGCAAGGCCGACGATTGAACCTATGTCAGATGTACTTGTTCCGAAGGCGGCGGGATACGTCGAGGAAAAAATATGGGGATACCTTACGAAGGGTTCACCCATCAACGTACTGAAGAGCAGGCGTAAATACGTCGTTAGGGGGTGACGAGTATCGAGGCGACAGCGGTAGCACGGCATTGGCTGGATCTTCTGGTCAATGACGAAACAATCAAATCGTGGGCGCTTTCGAAATACGGGAGAGCGCCCACTTTCTATCTGGGCGTCAACGTCAAAGACCCGCCGAGTTCCAAGAACTGTCCGGTGATTGCCCTATATCCACTCCCCGAAAGCGGGGGGCAGGAGATATACCCCTGGACTCACGCAGTGGGGATCGAATGGGCGGTTTACCAGGAGGGCACACAGTTGATACGGGGCATAACAGAATGCCTCGGACTCGTCGAAGCCGACGAGTTAGGTCAATTGATTCTCGGCGTCCTCCAAAGCGACAGCGAATACATCAGCAATCAGATAGACTACTCCGTTAATCCAGTTGAGCATTGGCCCATCTTTCAAGGCGACGCATCCATAGTTGCCCGCCCCGCCCCCGATGGCGGGGTTTTTTTAATGGGCATCGAGGGGGCAAGGGTGGCACCTGTAACAGCAGAGACGGCGCACGCCATCAGTTACGGGGATAGCGTCACATTGCACCAGGTAGACCAGTTCAATTGGAGTGTCGCGACGCTTGAACGCTTGAGCGAAGCGGACGCCGGGATGATCGCCGCCGACCCGCTCATTAACACGGTGGAGTGGACGCTTTCTCTGGGCGCATTCGACGGGGCGATGTTCACCGCCATGCTGGGAGGTTCCGACATTGCCGGGGCGGATTCATTGCCTGCTTTCAAGTTGGAAGTGGACGCGCTCACATCGGCGGGCGAGACGGCGACGGTAACGATTGACAAAGCGACGGTGACGGGATTCTCCGCGCCGTTGGGTAGGGGCAGTTATTCGGCCCTCACGGTAACAGGCACCGGGGTAATGCGCCATCACGATCGGCGCGTCATCTCGTTTTCAGGAATTTAAAAGGGGGAATCAATAGTGGCTTTTAACTTAAAGAACCCGGCTAATGTCATGGTCGGGACAGGTACGCTCTACCTGAATGGTCAGGACGTTGGCTTGCTCAAGGGCGACGTTACGTTCAGTTACGAGCCGGAATGGAACGAGATAAAGGGCGGCTCGCCCGAACAGCTCGTTAAGCAGAGCCTTGCGGGTGAGACAGCAAAGATCAGCGCGGCCCTGATGGAGTTGAACCCGGATAACGTCGCCAACGCGATCCAGATGTTTACCAAAGAGCAGGTCGCGGGCGAGGATGTGTCCGTTGACCACGAGTTCATAGGGACGGTGTACGATGGCAGATACGTCGCCGCGAACAATCCCAGGTGGACGATGGATCCAGTCACAGTTCAGTTGGCAACACCGCTGACGGCTCCGGCAGGGGCAACCGACGTGGTTATCCATGTGGCAGACGCGAGTCTCTTTTCCGAAGAGGACACCATTCTGCTTGTCGAGGGTGAGGCGACAGAGGCCGCAACGATAATCGCGCCCGGAGGTGTTGACCTCGTTGCAAACACCATCACCATTACGGCAGGGCTGAGTGGAAACTTCACGATTGCCGCTCACGTTGTCAACACAGCAACCGCCCTTGTGGAGAATACCGATTACATCCTTGACCGCATCAACGGCGGCATTGCAAGAGTGGCAGACAGTACGGACCTGCCCGAAGGGGCGACTGTAGAGGTCAATTACGAGTATACAGAACTGACTTCCGAATCGCTCTACTTCGGCGGCAAGGGTACGCAGGATTACTTCTCTGTCCTGTTCGTCAGCGACGCACGCTCCGATGGGAAGAGGTGGAACATTCAGTTTTACAACGCCCTTTTCAGCGGCGAGTTTTCCCTTGCGTTCAGTCCGTCTGAACCTACCCTGACCAACATTGAAATAGCCGCCGCACCTGATTCAGGACAGCCGGAAGGCAAGCAGTTGGGAAGGATTTACCTCGCTTAATGAGGTGGGAGCAATGAAACGGCAGATTGACATACACAGACCGGAGCCGGTGACAGTATCCATTTTCGGAGCTGACTACCGGCTCCGCTTTTTAACACGGGGCGACGTGATTGACGTAATTCGCGCCCTGGTCAAGTCGGGGTTTGCGTCAGAGTTGGGGCTTGCCGCCTTGAAGGGCGAGATCCTTATCAATGCCGTGGCAGGTTGTGAGGAAGCAATTTCCCTGACGCTTGAGCGCTCATTTCCCGACTTCAAGGAATGGGACGAGGTGCCCCTTTCGGGACAGATGGAATTGCTCATGACGATTTGGAACGCGAACGACGGGCCGGGTATAATCGCAAATTTTTCAAGGATGACGCAGGCACCGGAAGAGATACCAACAGCGGAGAAGATCCAGCGAGGCAAGCGCACTCGCTAAGCCTGACTCTGCTAACCCTGCGTCACTATTTCCACATCGACGAAGAGACGTTTTACGACAGACTGACTTACTGGCAATCAGAGGATTACATGAAAGCGGTACCGCTCTGGCTTGACCCTCCTACAGAGGAAAAGAGGGAGAGGAAGAAAACATCGAATGCCCCGACGAAGGGGAAGGAAATGAGCCTTGATGAAGCCAGGGCTTTGGGTATTGAGATCGAATAGGCGGGGAGGTGGGGAATATTAAAAAAGACGTCCAGATAGTCATAGGTTCCAACATACAGGGAGCCTTGCGCGGTTTAGATAGAGTGTCAAAAAGCACGTTCCGTCTAGGTCGCGATATGGAACGGATGGGAACCCGCCTGACCAACGTATTCGGTCCCGCGCTCAAAGTCCTGGTTTCCGGCCTCACTGTGGCGACGGCGGCGGCGGCTGGACTCGCTGTTGCCGCCCTGAACGTCGGCGGCTCATTTGAACAGCAGATGGCGCTTGTAAAGAACGTGTCCCGCGCGACTGCTGACGAGTTCGATAAACTGACCGCGAAGGCAAGACAGATGGGGCGCGACCTGCCGATTACCGCGGCAGAGGCGGCATCTGCCATGTATGAACTCGCTTCGGCTGGTATGTCTGTGGCCGAGATACTTGATTCCATAGACTCAATAGTCGCCGTCAGCATAGGTCAGAACTACGGACTCGCGGAATCGGCGCAGTTGGTCGTATCGACATTAAGGGGCTTCGGGCTTGAGGCGGCAGAGGCCGGACGCGTCGTTGACGTATTCACGAATGCCGTCAACAGTTCGCAGTTGACGATGGAGAAACTATCTAACTCCATGACATACGTCGCGCCGTTGGGCAAGGCGTTGGGGCTTTCCCTTGAAGAAGTCACGTCCGCTATGGCTGTTCTTTCCGACACTGGCATGGAGGCATCGCAGATAGGCACGTCCTTGAGGCGCGTCCTGTCGTCTATCGCTGATCCTGCTGGACAGGCTGCAAGAGAGATAGAGAACATGGGCGTCAAGGTCTATGACGCTTTGGGGAACATGCGACCCCTTGCGGACATAATGGCAGACTTTGGCGCGGCAGGGATGGACGCTCAACAGGCGTTGCGGATATTCGGCGACCGGGGCGCGGTTGCCGCTATACAGCTCGCTGCTATGTCTCAGAAGATGCGCGAGTACCAGGAAGCGCTCAAAGAGACAGGCACGGCGCAGAGTCAATTGGCCAACCTCATGGGTACGTGGCAGAACATCCGTAAGGCCGTAACATCTGCGGCACAGGATGTATTGCTGACTGTCTTTGAACAAATCAAAGAGAAGAGTAAAGAGGTCGCTGGTGCATTGCGCGACCTCATAAACGCCATCAATGAATGGGCTTCCGGTACAGAGGTAATAGGCGAATCCGTCAAGGCTTTCTTTGAAGGTCTGACAGGCGGCCTTCCGTCTCTTGAGGACTTCAAAGCGGCGCTGACGAAGATAGACGTTGACTCTGTGGTCGAGAAGTTCCGCAACCTGGGCGAGACCATCAAGGGGCTTATCGCGTCGGTCAAGAACATCGTCACCGCTATTCCGTGGCAGAAGATATTCGATAATTTCGAAAAAGTCGCGAAGTTCGTCCTTTACGGCTGGATCGCGGGGAAGGGGTTGCAGATAGGCGGGGGCATCTTACTGTTGATTGCCGCCTTCGGGAAACTGACCTCTTCTATTGGTGCCACAAGCAAGGCGCTCACAGGGGCGTCGATCGCAACGTCAATGGGCAAGATCGGCGCGGCGTCGAAACTGTTGACCGCAACACTCATGGCCCCCGGGGGGCTGGTTGCGGCATTTGCCCTCATAGGCGGGGCATACGGCTATTACGCGGCGAAGCAGAATGATTACCTCCTGGAAGTACAGGAGAACAACCGGAAACTTGCAAAGACAATCGCAGAGACCGACGAGGAAATAGAGAAGATCCTGTCGGAAAGCACGAAGGAAAAAGAGATAAAGGCACCTCCAAAACTAACGAACCTCGAACAGTTAATCAAAGACGCGCGCGAAACAGGCGAAGCCATCAAGCGGGTATGGGGTAAAACTGGCCTTGACGTGACGCTCGTTGTCAAAAGGTTCGGGGAGCAGATAGAAAACATCCTGAAAACCGAAGGGGAGAAGGGCGTCGAAACGCTCAAGTCCGCTTTCGGGCAACTGCCTGACGACCTCGCAGACATATTCGACGAGGCTGTAGACGTTGTTCAATCCCGGATGAACCGCATGACAGACGTTGACCCTGTAACCGCGATCATGGGCGACCTCCCCGACGCGTTGGCAGAGTTCACCGTGAAGATAGAGAAGTTCAAACTTGACGCCCAGCGCGCCATGAAAGTCTTTGGTGTCTCTTCAGAGGACGCGTCGGAAGTGTTCAAGAGCGCCGTCCTGAAGAGTGCCGAAGAAACCGCTGACGGGCTGGTTAAGAAATTCGATAACCCGCAACTTCGGAACGTGTTCATCCGCGCGCTTGAGAGCATGGGGCGCAAGGGTGGACAAGGACTTCTGACTCAGGTTGCCAACGCGATGAAGCAAGTCGAAGAGCAAGTCCTCACTCTTGAGGATAGGGTTAACGCCATGCTTGCCAAGGTGCAGATGGACATGCCGGAGGGCGAATGGCAGGCCGAGATAATCTCCGAAGATCAAGACAAGGCCGTGGTCAAACTAACCGACGGTGTGCGGTACCTGTTCAAGACTGTTGAGGAATCGTCAAGGAAGGCTGAGGGCGCTATGGATTGGGCTTCGGCTCTTGACTTCAAGGGATTGGCGCAGAACGCCGAAATGTCCCTTGACAAGCTCGGCGGGTACTCGCAAGCACTCGGCGGGCGCATGGGCGACAGTCTCTATTACGGCATCTTGAACGGCATCGACAAGGCTGTATCGGATGCTAAGAAAAAACTCGAGAACATCTCCGTCAACATCAAAGTCAATGCATCACAAAACTTTAGTTCAGGCGGTCTAGTGACCGACGCCATGAGGGGGGACATTTAGATGAACGTTATCAAGTTAGGTGACATAACGCTCAACTGTCCCCCTACTTCTCGTAATTACAGACTCGAGCATCAGATAGTAGCGGGGCGTGAAGCAACCGCCCTGTCGGGTGCGCCATTGTCTCTAGGTGTAATTCGCAAGCGCATCTGGACAATTACGTTCCATCCTGATGACCAATACCCTGACATTCTGGCACTCATGGGGACGGCAACGACATTCCAGGATTACGACGGGGAGATTTATCAGGTGATGATAACCGGGGAGCCGGGAGTGTCCTCATACCCCATTGAGGACATGGGCATGATGACGCTGACCGTCAGGGAGATATGACATGCCTACAGGGGTAGAACTTTACGGGCAGACAACGGGACTTGACAGCACGACACTAGGCAGGATACAGACCGGATTCAACGAGATCCGGGCTATTGAGGGCTGGGAAGATTTCAGGATACCGTCTTACGTGTGGGATTGGGTAGACCAGACAGAGCGGGATATGTTGTTGGCGTTTACCCAGCATTCCCTCTGGGTGCATCGTGATGGAGTAGACCTCCCTGCCGACGTACCTAAAACCGCACATTTTGTTTTCCTGTACGTGCTTTTTCTTTGGGTAGAATGGTGGTATGACATTCCTAATGAAATGAGGATCGAAATAGGTTCTCAAGGGTTACTGGATAAATTACAAACCGATTGGGGTTTCGCGGAATGGGCATTTTACGAGGATGATGTTTATTCATTTCACTACATTGCCACTGTTGACCCTGACGGGTACGAAGGCTTTGACGGATATATCCACCACCCCTATCACGCCGGTTGGGAAACCGACGCGTATAAACTTTCTGCCTTTGAAATCTATATGTACCATGATCTTGCGGGTTGGTCGTATATGTATGCCGACGTGGGATACGGTGGTGATTATATTGAATACTGGGCAGACGTTGATGGCGGACAGTGGTACAGGTATCGCGATAATTTATATGCTAGTGATATTCGCATCGCTGATTATCTAGGAGCAGGCTGGGACGATAGGGGCATCCCTGCCGAGGGCTGGCCCGAATGGGTCGCCATCTTTGCCAATGGGGAGCATGAAGTCCTGTCGGGCAGGGCGTCGTACAAATCATTCGGCCTCATGGATGGGGAGGTATCACTCAACGTCGCCCTTGACGTAGGTGACACGCTCACCGTGGCAAGAGGCGATACTCCCCTGCTGACGGGCATCGTGACCAACGTTCGGGCTGACCTGGTCGAGGGAACTTACGCCCATGAGATAGCCGATCCTGTGACCTCGCAAAGCGGAGAGGTCGAGTACACGTCAGGCAACGCGATCACTGCAATGCAGGACGCCATAGAAGCCTGTGGCGGGACATTCGAAACGGCGATGGATACGGAAGAGACGGTATTCTATCCTGGATCGCCTGTCGATGCATGGCAGTTTTTCAGGGCGGTTTCATACGCCGTCGGGGGAGTCCTGCAATACGGACGCGACGGGGTATACAGACTCGTCGAAGGCGGTTCCGGTCATTCTGTCACAGACAGCATGGTTATCGGTGACGACAGACCGACGATAGAGGAACGGAAGGATTATGCTAACCGGGTCGCCGCTTCGATAGATCAGGAGTGGAGGACTCCGGCGGTTGAGCCGACGAATGATATTTTCTCCGGGGGCGGGGCGACGGCAAACATTACCCGCCTTGGGGAACAGATAACGAGTCAGTCAGTCGGGTATGGCGATTCAACGTCCATTGAGAACTCCTACAGTTACGACGAGAATAATTACCTCGTCTACAAGAAGATCGAAGAGGACGGTGAGGATTACGCCAGATTGACAGAGGTTACATTCAGCGGAATCAGCGAGGACGGCAACGATTACACTGTCACGGAAGAGGAAACTTTCTACACCAAAATGATGGTACCTGACGGGATAGGTGGACTCAAGAGCGAGACCGTCCCGGAGGAAAAAACAACAAAGACATTCGTGGTTGACCTCAACGGCGTTGCTTCCGTGGAAGAGATATATGAGAACAGGTGGCCTTCATGGATAGGGGCGTTCCCGTTTATTCCTGATCCCGACAGCTGGCTTGACTTGTTCCCCCAGACAAAATGGTATGGGGTAATCGTACTCAAGCCCTCGTCAGGCCCATTGGAAGGGTACACATCCGCAAAGCAGTATAACTACGTCCACAACGGCTTCAAAATGGACGGCGGGAACATAGTGCCTACTGTCGGGTGGGTGCAGGCTAAATGTGCAAGCAAATCATGGAGCGTACCGAAACTCGAAGTATACGCGCCGGAAGATACGCACGAGGTTCATATTTTGGCCAAAGCGGAAGATCCCGACGCGATAGACGCATTGGGAGAGCATGAGTACGAATGTCAGGCTGTGTCCCTTGATACAGAGACAGGTATGCAGGCATTCGCTCTAGGCGTCCTTTTTGAAAAGGGCAGGATACGACATGCCAATGTGTCAGTCGCCAATGACGATTACCTGTCCGGGGATTCGGTTATCTGGCGAGGTCTTGAGTGGCAGATAGATACCGTTACCGTTGACCTAGACAGGTGTTCAGACATAATCGAGATGGTCACTACATCGACCCTTGCGAGGTTGCAGAACTCCATCAGCCGGGAGCCGGTCTCATGGATTGAGGATGTTAAAAACGTCGTTACTAAACGGACAGGGCTTTATGACAATGTATCCAGAGGCAGGATACTTTCACAAGTAGGATTCAGGCGATACCTCGTTCAGGCCGAAGGCAAGGCGACCCCTGTTGAAGCAAAGGCTTTGACAGACGATCCTCACCTGGTAGGCGGTTCTGTCCTGCTCGTGAGACCGTCCGGCAAGGGGCAGCCGTGGACGCTTCTTTCGCTGAGTAAGGAACAGGAGATACTTATGCCTGCCACGGGTGAGGCAAAAGTTACTCCAGATACCCGTCCTGCCCCTCCAGAACTGGTCTCGTTTACTGCAGAAGCATATCAGATACCAATTTTCAGTTCCGCAGTCCTAGAATGGGAATTTTCCGGTGATACTGGTTTACATGAAGTAGGTGTTGAAATTGATCCCGGAGATGATCGGGAGGTAATTACGGTACTTGGAAACAATGCAAAGTTTGTTCCAGTGCTTCCAAATACGGAAATAATCTATGAAACTTTGGGAGATTATTGGCCTGTAGCACGTCCGTTTTATACATCAGTAACCGGGAACCGTATTTACGGGGAACCTGTAAATCTGGCAGAACAATTGAATGTGGGTGGTCCCGTTATAACTGGTTTGTCAAAAGGTGCTGGAGATATTGTGTTTGCAGTAGAACATCCATTGCTGTTAACAACAAATCTGTTCTTTTCACTGGAACAAGGTTTTACCTTAATGATAGATCATGGAGATGGCACAGGCTGGTTGGAATATGAACTGGAAGAGGAAAATGATGGTACTGGAGTATTTGCACAGGATTACACATGGTATCAAACCGGAAGTAAAACTGTCACAGCAAAGATAGTTATTAAACAAGGTTGGAATATTATTTGGGAAAGCGAAGAAGTAACCTTGGATATCGTGGTGGAAAACAACCCGGGAGCAAGCGGTGGGATTGTTACCATCGGACCAAAGGATTATGTAGTTTTACCTGTTGGCGGTGATTTCCTGTTTGATGGCGCTGTTGCGGAACTGTTTAATCCTTTAGGAACACCAACTACAGAGCATGGGACTTATACCCGATTACGGCGTAATTCAGAAGAACCTACTTATGGAGTTGGAGGCCAATGGATGAACGGGCTATCCATTTCTTTTAATTTACATGCAGGAGAAACAATTAGAGCGGATTCTAGCACCAATTTGTATTTATCAACTGGACGTCATTTTTGGCCAACTCTTGCTTGTGGTAATGGTTCTCCTACAGAATATTTAGGTGGTTACTATGATTCTTTTACAAGAACTATATGGCGAATAGGTTTCTATGAATACAATGGGTCTTTACGAATGTGGTCAGGTACTTTAGGTGGAAAACTTTCTAGTTGGCATTGGTGGCATGGATATTGGTCGTATTATGTGTTGATGCCTATACCTTCTGGTCCTTGGAACATGAATATACGATTGGAAAAGGAAGATTCTGTGCCTCTTTCAGCATCAACAAGTTTAAGATTATATATTGATGGTACGTATGTTAGAAATGTAGGATATGGACATGTTGCATGGGAGGAACCTTTCCCTTGGTTGTCTGATTTTTCTGTACGCAATGTTCCTCCCACATGGTCTGGGCGTGGTTGGACCGGCATAGGAAAAGATAAGTACCGCGACCTTTCCATTACAGGAAATGTGCAGGTGTTTGTCCCACAACAACTTGTTGAAGCCGATCCAAGCATTATTCCTGGTGGAAGTTGTGAGTTCATCACTTGGCCACCAGTGTACGAATAGTTGTTATATTACAATATAAGGGGGTGCGATAAATGGCTTCAGACCGTATCTCCAATGGGAAATTAAGGGCTGTTGTATCCGTAAAAAACATACGACAACGCTAAACAACGCTAAACATAAACACAACAGCAACGACAGGGGCCTCCTAGTGAGGCTCTTTTTTATTGATAGACAAGGGCCTCCTAGCGGGGCCCTTAATTATTTTGGAGGGGGAATCTAAATGTCAATAGACGAGTACCAGTTACTAAAGAGCAAGAGGGGGAACCTTGAAGTCATACCCCTGCAAGCGGAGGACGCTACATCGGGGAGGCCGGTCGCGCTCAAGTCGCTTGACGGGACACTCGCCGTCAGCGACGTTACCCTACCTGTGGCTTTCGTCACTTCCATTCTCGCCGGGGAGTCGCTTTCGGAAGCCGTGGACTTCGGCGCATGGTCACATTTGGGACTAGCGCCAGTGTCACCCTGGGATGACGAAGCGGTCATTTCCCTTGCGGTAGGGATGGAAGAGGACGGCGATTTCTGGCCTCTCGTAGACACTGAGGGCGATGAGATCACCATCACCCTGACGGAGGGTTCGGCAATCGGGCTTCCTGCCGATGTTGCATCTGCGCTGGCTCCGTGGAGGTATGTCAAGTTCCGCTCCGGTACTGCGGCATCTCCCGTCGTACAGTCAGGGGCCAAGGCCGCTGTCACTGTGACAGTGGCAGGAGAAGGCGAAGGGGCGAAGAAATTAACCTTCACGTCTGGCGTGGGCGGCGTCGAGTCGAACGACCTGTCCGTCCGTATCGAGGTGGCAGAGGATGACACCCTGGCCGCCGACGATGACGGGAACGAGATCATTGTCAAACTTGCGAATGCAACCGCAAACAGCAACACGGCGGCACTCATCGAGGAAGTAGTTCAGGCGCTTGCCGCGGTGGGCGACATTGACGTATCGGGGATGACGGTAGCGGCTAATACCGCTTACACCAATGCTCCTGTATCCGGGGCGACGGTAGGCGAACCTGCCGAGTGCGTGTTGGACTTCGGAGATGACAAAACGCTCACCATCAATTCAGGCGTAGCAGGATCTATTTTCAACGACCTCTCCTTCGAGGTAGAGGTTGCCGCTAATGACACATTGGCAGTCAGCGAAGATGACGGGGTTATCACTATCAAACTCGCAAATGCGACGGCAACGAACAACAAGGCATTAGACATTCAGACCCTTGTGCAGGGCTTGTCCGTATCCGGCGTTGACATGACTCATTTCACTGTCACGGGTTCGACCGAGTACGACGATGACGAGCCTGACGGTACATCCCTGGGAGATATTGCCGAATGTGAACTGGACTTTGGAGATGACCGCGTGTTGACCGTCACTCCCGGATTTTCCGGTTCCATCTACAACGACCTTTCGTTCACCGTCGAGACCGCATCAGGCGACACCCTTGCCGCAAGCGAGACGGAAGGTGTCATTACCATCTCCCTTGCGAATACGACCAACACCAAAAATACCGCTGCGCTTATTCAGGGTGAGTTGAGGGGCCTGTCCGTTTCAGGCGTCAACATGCTTGGATTCACCGTTGCCGAGTCTGCGGAGTACATCGCTGACAGACCCGCCGGGGCGAAGGCTTCTAAGATATTCGAGACCGAGACGGACAAGACGCTCACGATCACGTCCGGGGTATTCGGCGCGGAATCCAACGCTATCAAATTCACTTTCGGTGTGAACGACGATCAGACAGACCATGACGAATTGGACGTGTCGGAGAGTGCGGGGGTCATTACCATCCTGCTTGCCGATACCACCCCGGCGAAGAACGCCGCCGCAAATATCGAAACCGCAATACAGGCATTGCTTGAGGTCGCAAGCGTTGATGTGTCGGGCATGACCGTTGTTGGCAACGCCGCTTACAACTCCACCCCGTCCGTCGCCCTTGATGCACCTATCACCGCGGTCGCACTTGAGGGCGGCAGGGTGGCGGTCGAGGACGGCGTTATCGAAGAGGTTCCGCTTACAGGCGGCGATGATTTTGTCATTGATGCCGTGTCCATGACAGGCGGCGACGAGTTCGTAGTAGACGGACAGTTTACCGGCGGCGGCAATACGTTCATCAGAGGAATTCTGAAACGATAGGGGGCGAGGCGGTGAAGGCGGCAGAAATGAATCTGTATTGCAGGCGCGGCGAGGACTTAATACAGCCTTTAGCCTTCGCCTTCGTTGATCCCGAGACGGGCGACCTGACAGAGTATGACTACAGCGATTGCGATTTTGCCCTCGTCGTGGAATCCGAACGTGAGGGTGCCGACATTGTTGTCGCGTCCGTTGATAACGGCGGCATTCTCAAAGAGCAGGAATGGACAACGCTCATCCCTGGCATTGAGGAAGCCGTGACCTTCAAGGACGCGATTTTAATCCACATCACCAACGCCATTACAGACACCATCGAGGCAGGGGAATATCCGCTGACGCTGATTCGGACGTGCGGAAGCATCGTTGACAAGTCGGTACTCGGGACACTGACCGTCGAAAAGGGCGGGAAAGCAGATGGCTAAACATACGATCATCACGACACAGGACGCTTCCTTTGTTATCCGGGGCGATGACGGCAATATTGTTGTCACCGCCCCCGTCACCGTTGCGGACTTTCACCACCATGTCCACCTTGACGCTGACGTTGCCGTCGAATATTCCGCTGACGGACTGACAGAGTGGCACTCAACCCCGACGGCACAGGACGATTACCTGCGGATCTCTTTCGATGATGGCGTTACCTGGGGCGAAGCGTGGTATCTGCGAGGCCCCCAGGGTGAGCAGGGATTACAGGGCATTCCGGGCAACGACGGATTAGATGGCGATGACGGCGTAGACGGACGGGAAGTCCTGCTACAGAAGAGCGAGACTCATATCCAATGGCAGTATGACGGGGATATGGAATGGACGAACCTTGTCGCGTTGGCAGACCTGAAAGGCGAGACGGGGGCTACTGGAGCCTCTATAACATCCGCCGCCTTCTCTGGCTCCGACATAGTATTCACCAAGGATGACGCAAACACTGTAACCCTTGCGGATGCGGTGACTATACTCAAGGGTGACACGGGGGCAACCGGAGAAACAGGGGCTACAGGCGATTCCGCTCCTGAAGTAGTCTTGAACTACTCCATCGACGGCGCAACCCTGTGGCATGAGACCTACACAGAAGGCGACTTGTATGTCAGGGTGTCCACCGATGGGGAATCCACATGGTCAGGTGCCATGAAGTTTATTGGTGATGATGGAGCAGACGGCGACGATGGAGCGGATGGTACCGACGGCAACACCTGGTACAGCGGTTCGTCAGACCCTTCCGACGAATCAGGCAATGACGGCGATTTCTACCTGAACACCACCTCGTGGGATGTATTCAAGAAGATCTCCGGGGAATGGAGTTTGCAGGGAAACATCAAAGGAGCGTCGGGTGAAGGTTCCGGTGACGTGATAGGCCCCGAAGGTGCCACCGCCGGGAACCTTGCCACATTCTCCGGGACTTCCGGCAAGATCATTCAGGATTCCGGGAGCAAGGTTGCGGACTTCGAGCCTGCCATAGGTGCGAAGGGCACGGCGTTTAATAAGAACTTCGGCTCATCCGCTGGTGATGTCTGTCAGGGGAACGACTTGAGGCTTTCAGATGCCCGGACTCCGACAACACATGGCAATGACAAGCACTCTGCCACTTACATAACCTCGAGCGATGTGACTTATGAGAACCTTAAGGGTAATGGTGATGTCGGGACGGGCTCTTCTCAGGTTGCTCAGGGAGATCACAACCATGATTCGGATTACGCTTCTGCGAGCCATTATCATGATGATGTCGTCCTGAAAAGTGTCGGCACAACTAAAGGCGACATCATCGCTTTCACGGCATCCGCTACGCCTGCACGGGTAGGTGTAGGGACAGACACATATTTGCTTGTTGCTGATTCTTCAGCGACTCCAGGAGTCAAGTGGACTAACAGGATAACCTCTTTAATCAAAGAGGTAGTTAAAACGTCCACGGGCAACCTGTCTACTGCTGAAGTATCTGGAACTATCATCAACAATTACGGACAATATAATAATGTTGTTCTAACGCTCCCGACAGCGGCAGAAGGCATGTCTTTCATGGTCGTGCTTGGAACCACAGTTGCAAAATATTTCAGAATAAAGGCGAACACAAACGACAAGATTTATCTAGACGGCACAGC